GCCGCCACCGCGCAGACCGCCCGGCTCAACCTGATCCGCCGCGCGCAGTTCCTGGTCGCGTCCTCCCGGCGCTTCAACGAGGTCATGGCGCGGGTCGCCGCGGGCGGCGCCGACCCGCGTGAAATCTTCGAGCTGATGCGTGCCGAGCGGCGCTACTACGGCCAGCACCAGGAGGCCAACTGGACCCGGATGCGCGCCGCTGCCCAGGTGGACACCGCGGTGATGGACCACGGGCTGCTGCTCGGCTGGCACTCGGTGAACGACCGGAGAACATCGCCCGAGTGCCGGGCCGCCAACCGGCACAACTTCCGCGCCGACGACATGCCGCTGATCGGCTTCCCCGGCGCCGTCCACCCGCACTGCCGCTGCTGGCCAGGCGCGCCGTTCCCCGGCGCGCCGATGGTCGGCGAGACGTTCGGCCCCCGGCTGCCCACCCGGCTGACCCGCCGTGCAGCCCGCCGAGTCGCCCGCACCTACGGCTAGACCGCTGTCACACACCCTGCTACCGTGGCCACCGTGCCGGGGAGATACCTGATCATCGACACGGGCGCTGAGCCGCCTGTCCTGGTCAGTACCGATGATGTGCTCCCCACAGCCGTCCTGGTACGGCTGGACGCAATCGACGCGAACCTGGGAGTTCTCATGAGCATGGCAGGTCAGGAGCAGGCACAAATCCAGAACCTGGCCGATGGGATGAACGCGGTAGCCGCGCACGTCACGTCGGCGCAGACGATGCTGGCCACCTGGATCGCGGCCAACCAGTCCGCGCCGCTGGACTTCACCCCCGCGCTGAACGCGCTGGCGTCGGTGGGCGCGGCGGCCAACACCCTGGACGGTCTCGTGCCGCAGGCCCCGAGCGATCCGATCCAGCCCATTCCGGCTCCCCCGGACCCGGCGCCAGACCCGAGCACGCCGATCACCGACCCGGCCACACCGGACCTGCCGCCAGCCGACCCTGGCACTACCCCGATCGACCCGGGCACGGCCAGCGACCCGACCACTACGCCGAATGGTGGCAGCACGCCGCCGCCCGACTTCCCGCCGCCTGACGCAGGCCCTCCTACGCCGGTCAGCTAGTCCAGGCAGTCACCAAGACCCTCGCCGGGTGGTGGCACGCGCTGTTCGGCTGACCGCCCGTGGTCTACCCTGGAGCCAGCTTCCCCGCTGACCCCGGAAGCAGGGCGGAATGTCGGTGCCTGTCAGTACAATGCCTGGTATGGCAGATCAAACAGGCAGTAGTGACCCGATCGACCTCGTAGGCCCCAAGGGCTACGTTCACGGCTGGATCCACGTCGGCGGCACCGAGGACTTGGTGCCGGCCGGGAAGGTCCGCGCGGGCAGCTACGTCCGCATCCAAGACAAGTCCTACAAGGTCACGGCCAACCGGAAGCACTTCCGGGGCGTGCCGGGTATGCGGACCATCGACCTGCAGGCCCAGGAGGATGTCGGGATCCGGCACCGGATGGTCCACCGCGGTGCCGAGCGTGACCTCATGTCAGTGCTCCGCCCGCCAGGCGGCAAGCCGCACCCTCACACGGTCGCCAGCGAGCCGCCGCCTGCCCCCGTTCCCGCCGGCCCGGCGCACCCCCTCGCGGGCGCCCGCGCGGCGCACGCTGCGGCGCGCGGGATCTCCACCGCCGAGGTACGCCGACGATCGAGCCGCCCAAAAGCCTCAGTTCCCCGCTGAGAAACCCGATTGACCTGGCAAGACCCGCTGCCCTCGGCTCGCACAAGGCCGACACCGCGCGGCGCATCCGCGCCACGGCAGCCCAGCTCGACCGCGACCACCCGGAAATGAACGCCGGCGGGCACCTGCGCGACGCTGCCCGGGTGCTGCTGTCCGGGCACACCGAGTCCGCCAAGCGGAGCCTGGACGCCGCGATGGAGCAGCTCACCCCGCGCGAGCTGATCCGGCACGGTATCCGCGACGACGACGGGCACACTGCCGCCAAGGCCAACATGCACCAGGTCCACCGGCACCGGCTCGCGGTGCAGCACATCGAGGACATGCACGAGCGTAACGAGGGCCTGCGGGCCGCCGTCCGCGCGGCGCGCGAGGGCACCCCGCAGCCACCGGACTCCATCGAGTCGCTCGCCGCCTCCCAAGATCATTACGGGATTCTCGTAACGGAGCTGTCCGCGCGGACGCCCTACCTCGCGGTCACCCCGGCGCCGCGCGGCCGCCCGGGCGGGCCGGGCCTCTACCGCGTCAAGGGCATGGGCCACACCGCCTACTACCAGCAGGTGGTCAAGGCGCTGATCGAGAAGCGCGGCATGAAGCCGTCGAAGGCGTACGCCATCGCCCGTGCCGCGATCCGCAAGTGGGCCGTCCGGTCCCGGCATCCCGAGGTCCGCGGCGCGGCAGCCCGCGCCGAGGCCGGCGAGGTCGCCCGGCAGGCCCGTGCCCACGCGCACACCGCAGGCCCGCCCGCCGCCGTGATCGAGCTGTTCAACCCCTACCACGCGCCGACCGGCCAGTTCACCACGGCCAGCGGCGCCGGGCAGGGCCAGGGCAAGGGCAGCAAGCAGCAGCGCCGGGCCAAGCTGGTCAGGCAGATCGCCTCGATCCGCTCGCAGATCCGCGCGCTGCAGGCCCAGCTCCCGGCGCAGCACCATACCGGCAAATCGCGTAGTTCAGCCCCGGCCAAGCGCGGAGCGGGTGCCACATCTGCCGCGCAGGCGCGAGCTGCTAAATCCGGTGCCGCTAGCAGCAGATCAGCAGCTAAATCTCGCGCACCTAGCATGTCCCCGGCCACGATCCACGCCAAGATCGCCGCGCTGCGGGCCACCCTGCGCGCCGACGTCGCCGAGCTGGCCCACCTGTGACGGCCAGCCTCGCCGAGCAGCTCGGCTACGACATCGACCTGAGCAACCCGGCCTGGGTCCACGAGCTGCGCGACCCGCACACCGGCAAATGGATCGACTCACCTGGTGACGTTGCCTTCCCGCTGCCCAAGCCCGGCCGCACCGGCAGCGTGGACCGGTACAAGGTGCCCGACCCGGCCCGGCTCCGCGAGGTCAAGTCCGGGTACCGCGACCCCGCCGACCACCCGTTCTGGCGCGAGCACCCGATCAGCCCCGAGAACATCGTGGCCGCCTACGACGCCTCCGACGCCGGAGCCCGCGAGCAGGGCCGGCGCTGGTACTCCGACGTGTCCGACCTGGCCAACAAGATCACGGGGGGCGAGCCCGAGAAGGGCGGCATCCTGCTGTCCGCCTACTCCCCGCAGACGTCCTGGCCGATCAACATGTTCAACGCCGCCGAGTCCGCGCGCCGCGGTCACGCCATCGGTCCCGGCGAGGGCATCAAGGTCACCACCCAGCAGAAGGACAAGGCGCAGAAGGCGCTGGACGGCCAGGGCATCGACACCCTGATGACCACCGCCAAGACGCACAGCTTCGGTGCGCTGATCCGCGACGGCGACGACGCCCCCACCGACCCCTACGGGCACGTGGTGGTGGACACCCACGCGGTCAACGTCGCGCTCGGCGGCACGATGCGCGGCAAGGCCCTGGAGAAGGCCCCGATCAACGACGCCCGCCAGCACGAGTACGTCGCCGACCAGTACCGTGCCGCTGCGAAGATCATCAGCCAGCGCGAGGGCCGGCTGATGAAGCCGCACCAGCTCCAGGCCATCACCTGGCTGGCTCAGCAGCGGGTCAACCAGGCCCTGGACGCGGCAGGAATGAGCCCGACGCAGCGCGGCCGGGCCACCATGACCAAGAACGCCTGGAAACGGTGGATGGCCTACGCTGACGAGCACGGCATCCCTGTGGTGATCGGGTCCACCGGCATCGAGCTGGCCTACCAGGTGCTGCTCGCCGACGTGATCGAGCTGGTGGGCGAGGACTCGCTGATCGCGATGCTGCTGGAGCCGCGCCCTTTTGACGGGGAATTGTCGCAGGCCAGCGGCATAATAGGCAGTATGGCAGACAGCATCGGGCAGCAGGTCATCGACTTGTTCAACCCCGATGAGCCACGCGGCCCGGACGGCCGGTGGATACTCACCAGCCTCAACCCCACCGGCTCGCTGTTCACCGAGTACAACCCGAAGTCCAGGGCCACCGCCCAGCTCGGCCCCAACCTCACCACCCTGGCCGAGACGCAGGGCGTGCATCCCAGTACCCCGCTGCGGGTGTACCGCGGGGCACCGCCCGAGCAGAAGTCGATCGTGCCGGGCGACTACATCACCGACGACCCGCAGCTAGCCAGGGACTACGCCGGGACCAGCAAGGTGCTGAGCCTCGATGTCACCTACGGCGATGTCCTCGATGACCGCACCGAGCCGGGCGGCGGCGAGTACATCTACCGGCCCCGGTCCTACCCGCTGATCGGTCCCGAGCACGCCCGCGGCGACTCTCGGGCAGTCAGCCACGACGAGTTCCAGGCCCTGGCCCGCGAAGGCAACCGGTGGATCGACCAGGCCAAGAACCACAGCGCGCCGATCACCGGCCTGGACGGGCCGGGCTGGGACCGGGTGAAGGCCCGCGCCTATGCTTCGGCCCGGCAGTCCTGGGGCGGCGAGACGATCGACACCGACACGGGCGACCCGCTGCCGCAGGGCGCCGACCTGTATGCCCTGTCGGTCAAGCCGCGCGGCATGGACACCGTGTCGGTGCCCGAGCACGCCACCGAGGCCGAGTTCGGCGCGGCGATGGACCGGGCCAAAGAGCTGTTCCGCCCGGCGCTGGAGCGGCGCAGCTTCTACCTCGGCGTGTTCCACGACGATGATCTGCACCGGATCGACATCGACCCGGTGGCCATCGTGGACAGCGTTGACAAGGTGGAACGGGTTGGCGCGTACACCAGGGCGGTCGGCGGCGCGTATCATTTCAAGTCGGGCGACGGCTTCTGGCCGCCGCACGTGGCAGAAGGCGCAGGCATGGCGAACGACGACAACGACACCCACTTCGAGCACGGCTATTCCGAATGGCACACCCAGGCGGTCGCAGCTCAGGATCCCGAGCCCGGCGACGACACCCCGGACGAGGACTGACTAGCCCCGCCGGCGTAAGTACACCTACGATCAGCGCTTAACGGCGTGAGCCCCGCTGGCGCGCCGGTCATCCGTTGACCGGAAGGCACCGCGGGATGGACAGCAGTTCCGCCATTCTCGACCTGGTTGGCCCCAAGGGATACACGCACGGCTGGATCTACCACGGTGTCCCCAGCCATGCCCCCCGCACGTCCCGCAGCGGCTCCCATACCCGCGCTATGAGTGCCGCTGCCGCGCGGCGGGCCGGCGGCAGCACCAGGGTCGGCGCGCGGATGACCATGAGCGAGGCCGCTAACAGCGCCTCGCGCAAGCTGTCCGGGCGCCGGGCCTCGGACTACCAGCACCTGGGCGCGGCCAGGCTGCACGCCGCCGCCGCCCGGCAGAGCGGGCTGTCCGACACCACCAAGGCCCACCACACCCGGATGGCCGCGATGCACCGCGGCATCGCCGGGCGCACCCCCGGCAAGGGCACCGCCAGCGAGCGGAAGCGCCCGCCACCCGGACCGGCCTCGCTGCGCTCCGGTGAAACCCGAGCCCCCTCGACCGGCAAGACCCAAGGCCCCAACATCGGCGAGCTGGGCAAGGCCGCCGCCGGCAGCCACCGGCTGCCCCGCGGCCAGGCCGCACTCACCAGGGAAGGCCGGGCCAAGGCGTACGCCCACGGCCACGCGCTGCCCCCGCCGAGCAAGGGCAGCCCGCACGGCTACCCGGTCACCAGCCCGCAGTCCTGGGACGATGCCCGCAGAGCGGTCGGCCGCGTTGGATCGCCAGCCCGCCGCGCGCAGCTCCGCGACCTGCTGCGCCGCACCGCCGCGCAGTACGGCAAGACAGCGGCGCTAAAGAAGTCCTGGGCCGCATCCAACACCGGACCCGCGCTGGAGTTCGCCATGCTCGCCGTGACCGACCCGATGGACCTGATCATCAGCCGCGACCCCGATGGCTCGGCGATCGTGCGGCACCGCCGCGGCGGCGACGAAATCGGCCGGCTGGTCAGCCGGGCCGGGCAGTGGTTCGCCATACGCGGGGGCCAAGACCTGCAGCCGCACACCCGGCAGCGCGGCGCGCTGCTGGAGCTGGTCGGCGTGCATAACCGGGCCGCGGGCACGCCCTATCACCGACCGACGCAGGACACCGCCCCGATCCGCCCCGCCCCGGTGCAGACCCCGCTGATGGCCCAGCTCGGCATCCCCGCATCCGCTGTGCGGGCCGAGCTGGCCACACCCGCCGTAGGCGCCGACGACGGCCCCCGGGTCACCAAGGGCCTCGGACCTGGCGGCTCGCGCATCTACAAGAAACTCCGCGGCCGGGGCTTCCCGCACGAGCGCGCCCACGCCTTCGCCCGCAGGGCCGAGAGGCGCATGGCCAAATGAGCTTCGCGGTCCTCACCCCGTTCACCGGAGCCCGAGCCCAGCAGGCCGGCACCCGGTGGCGGAAGCGGCTGCTGCCCATCGACTCGATCAACTACAAGGGCCGCACGCTCGACTTCACCCGCGACTACCTGGCCGGCCTGGTGCAGGCATTCAAGCAGCGGGCCTATGACCAGGTGCCGTTCCAGCTCGCCCCCGGCGACAACAGCCACACCAACGACCCCGAGCGCACGGTCGGCCAGATCACCGACATGACCCTCGGCGACGACGGCCTGTGGATCGAGGTCGAGCCCACCGAGCGGGGCAAGGCGGTGCTGACCGCCAACCCCGGCCTCGGCGTGTCGGCCCGGATAGTCGAGGGCTACCAGCGGTCAGACGGCCAGTCCTTCGCCAAGGCCATCCAGCACGTGCTCGGCACGCTGGACCCCCGCATACCCGGCCTCGGCGGCTGGTCCGCCGTCGAGGCCGCCAACGACGTGGATATCACCGTGGACCTCAGCGGCGAGGCGTTCGCCGGAAAGGAGCCCGGCATGCCGGAGCTTGACGAGGCGCAGCAGCAGAGGCTGGCAGCGCTGCTCAACCTGGACCCGGCCAAGCTCGCCCGGCTGGCCGAGAGCCTCCCCGAGGGTGGTGCCCCCGACCCGGCCACGCTGAACGGCGGCGAGGGCACGCCACCAGGCGACGGCGGCGAGGGCGCGCCCGACGAAATGGACGAGCTGGTCGCCTGGCTCGAAACCGCCCCGGACGATGAGGTCGAAGCCTGGATGGCCACGCTCGAAGCCGGCGACGGCGAGGGCGTGCCGGAGCCCGCCGGCGCGGGCCTGGCCGGCCAGGACCGGTACGCGGTGGAACTGGCGCAGGCGACCGGCGACGAGAACGCCCGGCAGCTCGGCATCATCATGGGCCAGCTCGACAACGAGCGGTGGGTCAACGAGCGGCGCAAGCTCGTGGCCGCGGGCGTGCCGCCGTACGTCGCCGACCTCGCGCAGCCGCTGCTGGAAGGTGCGGGCCACGTGGTGGACCTGGCCAACGGCACGTCGGTGGACGCCGGGCAGATCATGCGCGCGGTGCTCGGCGAGTACGCCAAGATGAGCGGCTCGCTGGAGCTGGGCGCCGAGCTGGGCACCGCGCTCGACCTCGCCGGCGACCAGGAGGACGAGGCGACCAAGGCCCGGCGAGAGGTCGTCGATCGCGCCAAGGTGCAGTTGGGCCTGGTCTGACATGGCCCGCGTACTGATCACCAAGGCGTTCACCATCGCTGCGGTCGGCTACAGCCAGCCCGCCCGCACGATCCCCGCTGGCACGGTGGTCGAGCTGTCCGCCGCCGAGCAGACCGCCGTCACTACGGCCGGTGGCACGTTCCGGGCCACCACCTACCGGGACCAGCTCGGCCTCATGGCCGGCGTGTCCAACAGCAACTAGGAGGTCAGCGACATGACTGCGGTGAAGCCGCACTACGTGAGCGGCCCGGCCAGCCTGCAGGTCAGCACGCTGATCTTCGGTGGCCAGCTCGTGGAGTACACCACGCAGACCGCCGGCACCACCGACCTGACGGTGAAGCCCGCGGTGGCCAGCAGCAAGGCCGTGCTCGGCGTGGCCGGCAAGGACGCCAACGTGCTGGCCGCCCAGACGGGCACGGTCAACACCTACGGTGCGACCGGCATCGACATATCGGTGCTGGACGACTTCACCAGCGTCTACTACGGCGGGGTGGACATCTTCGTGTGGTACGCCGGCGCCTGCGCGCCTGGCGTGCTCCTGGTGGCCGGTGCCAACGGCACCGTGCTCACTGTCGGGGCCGGCACCTTCGACCAGGTGATCGGCCGTTGCACGCAGCCCGGTGGCGTTGTCGCCGGTCAGCTCACCCAGCAGATCGGCGGCCTCGGTGCGTCGAGCTTCTTCCTGGGCCGAGCCCGGATCACTGTCTGAGGGGAGCCTGACCGATGCCGGTCGCAGTCCGCGGGTACAGCGATGGCCCGAGAATCACCGTCAACGAACTGATCAAAGACCCGCTGACCATACCGGAGCTGATCCTCGATCTGACCCGCAACGAGTTCATCGTGGACTCGGTGCTGCGGCCAGGCGGGAACGCCCCGGCTGGCGCGGTCCGCTATTCCGAGTCCACCCCGCTGTACGCGGACGACTACCCCGAGATCCGGGCCGAGTTCGCCGAAGTGCCGGTCGTGCCGACCAGCCTCGGCCTGCCCCGCGTGGTGTTCAGCCACGAGCGGGCGATGGCGATCATGGTGTCGGACGAAATGCGCCGCCGCCAGACCACCGACCCGGTGACCAGGCAGCTCCTGCAGGTCAAGAACACCATGGTCTACTCGTGGAACCTGGCGTTCTACTCCGCGGTGGTGGCCAACGCCAACATCCAGACCCTGGCCGTGGCCAACACCTGGGCGTCGGCCGGCGCCACGATCCGGGCCGACATCGCGCAGGCGTGCTTCCTGGTGGAGAACGCCAACACGCTGTCCCCCTCGGGCCTGACGCAGTGGCTCGGCTTCGAGGCCGACACGCTCGTGATCAACCACGGAACCAAGAACACGTTCTTGCAGAGCAACACGTTCGCGGCGCCCTACGTTGGCGACATCGCCAGCGAGAACCTGCTCTACACGGGCGTGCTGCCGCAGAAGATCATGAACCTCGACGTCATGGTGTCCCGCCAGGTTCCAGCGGGCAACGCCATCGTCATGCAGCGCAAGCGCTGCGGCTTCATCGCCGACGAGCTGCCCTATATCGCCGGCCCCCTCTACCGGGACGAGCCCCGCAAGACGTTCCGGTCCGACACCCAGCGGGCGAGCGCCATCGGCCTGGACCAGCCGCTGTCGATCTGCCTGCTCTCTGGAGTCTGATGTCCCTCTACCAGGCGCTGACCAACCTCTCGCTGCCGCGCAAGGGCGACCCCCGGCAGGAGACAGACCTGATCTTCGCCGGCGAGACAGTGGACCTGGACGACGACCAGGCCGCGCTGTTCCTGCCGCCGCTGCGCCAGCCCCCGGTGATCCGCAAGGCCGCCGAAGCCAGCACGGCGATGCCGGTGCTGCTGCCCCGGCAGCTCTCCGGCGTGGCGATCAACCGGCGCACGTTGAAGCCCATCGGCTGGCCCGGCCCGCCCGTGGACGCCCGCCCCGACCCGCCCGGCAGCAGCGAGGTCCAGGTGATGCAGCCACCCGAGGCCACCGAGCCGCAGCCGCTGGACGAGACGGCGGCACCAGGCGCGCCGCAGCAGGACGCGGTAGACATCGCGCCGCGCCGCAACCGGCGCACGGTCCCCGCTGTCCCGGCCCCGGCAGGCAAGGGGGCATAACCCATGGCTGTCGCCGTGCCCGCCGCGATCCGGCTGACCTGCCCGCGGTGCCGGGCGCTGCGCTCGTTCCCCGCCATGGACGGTGCCTACACCTACCGGTGCTCGGCCTGCGAGTGGTTCATGGTGCTGAGCGCGGTCGCGCCGACCGGCACCGCGAGCGCGACGCTGGCGGCGGGCGGCACGGCGATCACCGTGGCCAGCGGCGGCGCCAGCTTCACCAACGGCATGCAGCTCCTGTACGACACCGGCACGCTGTCCGAAGTGCTGACCGTGACCGCCAACGGGTCGGCGACCTCGATCCCGGTCACCGCCGCGATCCGCGGCCACGCCTCGGCCGTGACCTTCGGGCAGCTCG